TTAAAAATATGTTTAACTCTTTGACTCATATACAAGTGGGTTTTTGTGAATGGGGTTCAACTTTTTTGGGAATAAGTTGAACCTGAAATTTTCAGGGCAATAAAAAAGACCTCCGAAGAGGTCTTAAATTATTATGCTGTTCTATGCCATCTGTTAACTACTACGTATGGTGGCATATTGTTATGCGCTTGACCACCACCCGTTTTTTCGATAAATGTTACTCCGCCATTTCCGCTATCTTGGTATGAACCATTCACCGCCCCATAAGTAATACGGTCTGCCGTGCTACTCGCTTGCCATCCCGAAGATACTTTGTGTTTGTGGCTTGGCATTTCATTAATAGTCAATGTATGAGTAGTTTCACCACCATCTGAAGTATTGTTATTTGCACCACTTACTGCATAGCCTGTGCCTGCCGATACGTGAACTTGACCGGCAACCTCTTTAACCCATGTACCGCCCCATGCTGTGTTAGGGTTAAATGCAGTATCAGAAGTTTCATAATATGAACCTATAGGATAAAAGAAATTAAGTATTGAAGTTGAATCCGTTTGAGGTATATAGGGTACTCTAAAGTCCTTTGCTTTAATTATGTAGTTAATCGCAAGATATGGTTGCATATTACCATGAGATGCATTGCCGCCAGCATAAGAAATAGGGTCATCAGTCCATCTCTTGGTTGATGCATTTGGTCCAGCAATAAAATTATTAGTATTATTTGGAGGATATGATGATGAAGCGGCATTACCATATTCTTCACGTATTTCGTGCGTATGAGATGGCATTTGCTCTACACTTAAAGTAACTCTTTCACTTCCGCCAGATTGACCGAGTGTTCTTTCTATAGCATCCTCAGCAGTACCTAATCCGCTACCAATTGCTGTTCTACCTCTTAAATCTGGCAAATTAAAAGTCGTACTTCCATCTCCAGCTCCATAAGTTGTTCCAATTATTGCAAATAACTCTGAATAAGCGGTTCTTAAAATTGCAGACCCATCACAAATAAGCCACCCTCTTGGCGCGGTTGAGCCTGCATAAGATTGAATTGCTCCAATAGGAGCCGATTCTGCTTCCAAAGAAGGAGTTAAATAAATTTCATTTTCATTAATTTGCTCATTTGTTAAAGCCGCTTCATATTGAGCTTGAGTCAAATAATTTATTTTTAAAGTATTTAAATTTGTTGTAGTAGGCATTTATTTCCTCCTATGCATCAAACGGAGATACGTCATCTGGATAAGTTAATTTATACACTTCTACTATATACGTTCCATCTATTGTTAGGGACAAACTTGAATTATATTTTTGATATATTGTTAAAGTATCAGTACCATCATTAGCTATTGAATATGCATATACTCCTGCTCCCCCAGTTGTACCTGGAGCATATCCCCAGAATTCTTCATTCGTATCATAACTAAGTATATATCTTGGCGCCGCTGCTTGTGGAGAAGTGCTCCCACGACTTTTATATGCGTTTATAAAAAAACAATCACTACCATAAAAATATCCTGCTCTTTTCCCCGCCTTATCTCGTATGCGTACATAAATTATAGTATGAGTATCAGAAATACCTTCAATTGTCATCGTCCCTACGGAAGTAGCCGTTGTAGAAGCGGTACTAGTAGTAAATTCTTGGGTCGCTAATAAGGTATAACTTTCATTTAAACCCCCTAACATATTAACTTGATTACTTCCTAAATATATTGCCATATATATCTCCTAAAATTTCTACCAACGAATAATTTGAACTTTTACTATATCATCTGTTAACGCAACTGTACCTGTTTTATCTGGTAAAGTTAACGTTCTGCCTGATGTTAGAGTTCCTGCTTTTATTGCAGTTGGAAAACGCGTAGTGCTATATAATACAAGTCCGCCTTGTTGATTATTAGCGGTTCCACTAGCTATTGAATTTCCTAATTCTAATGTGGAGGTTCCGTTTGTAGATGTAGTTCCCGCGGTTGCTTTATATGTAAAACTTTGTAAAGTTGAATCAATTTGACGAGTGGCTGTACCCGTACCAGTAGCAAGAATTGGATAATAGGTTGTGCCACTTGTAAGTGCAGCTGTTGTAACTTTAGTATCTGTCGCAGCAATTGTAATTGTCTTCGTCGACGTATTATCTGTCAAAGTCACATTTGACCCTGCTGCTAATGTTAAAGCTGAAGTCGATGTTCCACTTCCGCTGCCGCCTGCAGTTAACGTAGACGTAAACTTATGAGATGATAAGGCTCCGCTTAATGCATAAGTTGTATTTGTATCTGTTGTTATAAATCCGCTATCGTTAGTTAGCTGACTAGTCTTTGTAGGAATTGTCGTGCTACTTGGCAAAGCTCCGACTTCTGAAGCGGTCGGTACATGGATTACGAAAACGTTATCTCCAATTTTTATTTTCTTAATATTATTATAAGTTGCCATATAAATGTTCTCCTTTAACTCCTAAGTCGAACGTATACGGCCTCCGGCGGGCGGCCCTTCGGTCCTGTAAAAAATAAGTTGAACCTAGTTTTCACGAGGCAGGCCCGCGCGCCGTATACATTTTAAATTTATATTGAATGTGTGTGTCCTGGGTCAGTTATAGAAACTGTTGCACTTGTATTACCTGTGACATTAGGTACTGTAAATGCAGTTCCCAATGTAGGTGCAGACCCATTTGCTCCACTTTTCTTTGATTGAACCTTAATAGCAGTTCCAAGAGTTGGTGCAGTTGAATTAGCTCCACTCTTTTTCGAAGATACAATACGTGCTGTATATTGAAGCGTTGGCGCCGTATGTGTATGGCTAATAGTAATGTTCAACTGAGTTGAATCATTTGCGTCTACTGCACCAGAAATTGATGCACTACCGCTACCAGCAGACCAACTTGTAATATCGTCACAAGCTATATCTTCAAATGCCCAAGTTGATGCGCTTCCTGCGCTTGTGACGTTTGGAATTGAGATTTCTTCAAATGCCCAAGTAGATGCGCTTCCCGCGCTTGTGACATTTGGAATTGTGAAGGCTGTTCCAAGCGTTGTTTTTGTTGCAGTTGTGGAAGCAGTTATTCCCGTTACTTTAGAACCTGTTGAAGTTGGTATAGTAGGGATATCAGAAGTTAACGCAACCGTACCATCTTTATCAGGAAACTTAATCTTTCTAGCATAAGTAGTAGTGCTTGAATATAACTCTACACTTCCACTAGAAGGACTAAACATCTTTATCCTTCCTTCTTTGTTTCCCGCAGTACCTTGAGCTGTATTATTTCCTAAAATTAATTCTGCATTACCAGTACTGGTTGTGGTACCATTTGAAAATTGGTAAGAGAGTCCTGTTGTATCATATTGTCTAACAGAGGCCGCTGCATCTTTACCAACAATAGGATAGTAGGTTCCACTAGCTACTGCTTCTAATTTTAATTTTTCATCAGTATTTGTAACTGTTTCAGTTGCTGTACTTATTCCAGTTACATGACCGTAGCCATCTAAAGTAAGTGACTGTATATATGTACGTCCACTGTTTGAACTAGACGCTTGACTTGATGTATCTGCATGGCTTATAGTTATCGTGCCACTTGAAGTAATTGGACTTCCACTAACTGATAAACCACCTCCATTGGATACGGCAACCGAAGTAACTGTACCACTAGGCTCATCACCAGATGGAATTACAACCCAACTACTACCATTAGAAATAACTGTATCTCCAACCTTCGCGCTCGGACTTGACAACGCAGTTATAACCTTATATGTCCAACCCTCGTTTGATGCGGCCGCAGTAGGAAGTGATGTAACTGTGCCGCCCGTACCGACTGAGCCTTTAAATACCATTGGTTCTGGAAGGTTAGCAATTGCGGTAGTTACATAGGCTGTAGTCGCAATTTTTGTAGAATTATCTGTGGAAGCCTGTGTTGTTGCAGTAACTGCACTTGGAATTGCTCCACTTAGCTTCGCCGCACTAAGTGTAGATGAACTTGTAAGTGGAGTTATTGTATTTGAGCCAAGAGTGATTGTTCCACTTGCAATTTTTGCATCAGTAATTCCATAGCCAGCAAGAGTTGTAGCTTTATCAGCTTTTCCACTAATATCTTGGTGAGAAGTTAAAAAGGTTATTCCTTTTGTAATGGTAAGCGCGCCATTTGAGGCAGTAACTGCAGTAACTGCATTACCGGAGCCTGTTGTTGTGGCCGTTGTAATTGTGTCTGTGAATTTTGCACCGGAAGGAACATCAGCATTAACTGTGTGACCATTAACAGTTTGAGCTTCATTAATATATTGACGAACTGCTCCATTTTTATACCAATAAACGGGATGATTAAATGATAACGTAATTCTATATGGCTTAGTATCCTCATAAACTCTACCTAAATAAATATATATTAAACCATTATCTGAAGTTGGTAATGCTTGTGATAATGGCGAACTATATAATTTAGCCGTACCATCAGATTGTGGAGTACATACCAAATATAGTGGTTGTCTCGCTGTTAATGTACCATCTACATCATACCCACCACAATTAAATGAATAACGAAAATCCGCCAAATACTGTCTGTATAAGTTACCATTACCAACATTAGCTCCAGCAGCATATGTACTAGTAGTAGCCCAGTAGAATATTTCACCAAATGGGTCAAAAGCATCTGTCATTAATGTTTTATTAGTAGCAACACTATTGTTAACACTGTTAATAGGTATTACTTGACCAGTGGAATCTGTTACACAAAGCTGATATCTATATAATGCATTTTTAGTTGTACGAGAGGCATAATACTCACGATTATAATAGTTCACATCATTTGCATCACCAGTCTCTTGTAAACCATTAGTAACAAAATCCATTTCAGAATAGGTATCGTAATTGGTTGAGCCAGTCCCAGGAATTGATGCATATGCCAAACAATTATCATAGAAATCAAACGTACAATTTTCGGTCTCAATAACTTCAATTTCTATAGTCCTCTTATAATTCGTATCAGTTGGCGCATAAGCAGAATAAAATCTAACACCTAACGAGTGCCCATAACCAGCATTAAATCCAGCTTCTTTCATCCTATATAACTCATGATAATAGCAAACATAATAAGAACCTATAGTATTCATAGAGTAATACGACCTCAAGTCACCTTGTTTGCCACTTATCATAACATCAGCCATCTGACAATAATCTGTATGATTTGGTACATATACCTTTATTCTATATTTAATTCTCCAAACATTATTCCAAGAATCAGGTTTTATAGAACCATAAAAGAAAGTCGCACCAGACCAACTGTTTGCAGTTCCAATTACATCTGTATAAGTCTTAGACATAAAAGGAACAATCTGATTGCTCTTCACTCCTTGAATAAAACTACTACTTCCATTAACTACCAAATCCCCAACAGTAGCCTCATCAATACTAACCGAATCTCCGAAACTAACGGGTCCTGTTACGGACCCGCCAGTTAATGGAAGTGCATTTTCATCTTTTATATTATAGGTTGTGCCATTAGGCAGCTTGATTTTACTAACATCTGCCATTTAACTCACCCCCTATTATGCGTTGCCTTTTGTTACGCTAACATCAGTTGTACTCTTAAGAACAGTAACCTTATCGTTAGTTCCAACAGTAATCTTCTGAGCTGCTGCTGTACCTGTACCAATACTTGTAACAGCTGTAACCGAATCGTTTTTATCAGCTGTAACTGTTGGTTTAGTTGAAGTAGCTGAATCAATACCAATAGCTACACTAACTACGCCAGTACCAGCTGTCGCGCCAGTAGCAAGAGCGATTGTAGGTTGAGCTGTAACCTTAACACCAGTAAGTGCAGTTGCTGTAGATGGACTTCCAAGTCCAGTAAGTGCGCTACCAGAAGTACCAACTGTAACTCCTGTAACAACAGCATCACCCGTACCATTCTCATCAGTAGCACCCGTAGCAACAGTAACTGCTGTACCAGCTTTGGCGACTGTCTTATCACTTACAGAAACCGCAGTAACAATGTCACTACCAGTACCAGTTGAAGCAACAGCACCAGTAGCTGCTGTAATTGCGGTACCAAGAGTAACTTTAGAAGCAGTAGTTGCAGTTCCAAATACGGTATTAGTAGTAGTTACATCAGAACCATTACCTCCACCAATTATAAGAGTTTCTGCAGCATCACCGCTTCCCATTGTAAAGGTCCAAGTCGATTTATTCGCTGTACCAGCAGTATTACTACTTACAACTGGGACAGAAACATTCGTATTACCAGTTACATTAGGAATTGAAGTTGTAACCAACTTACTAGCTGTCTTTGTAACTTTTGAAACAGTTTCTGTTCCATTGGTAGGAACAATGCTAGTAGTTACTAAATTCTTACCAGTTTCAGCTGTAACCGATTTAACGAATGTATCAGTTGTAGTGTTTGGATAACCCGTTACTGCCGCGGCCGTACCATTAGCACCTACTGCAGTACCACTAGCTGTAGCTTTAATATTAGTAGTTGTTGGGGTAACTGTAATAGTAGGAGTGCCTACGGTAAATGTAGTAGCCTCACCAAGTACCTTATCAGTAGTACCACCGCTGAAACTAACTGCAGATGGGTCATTCTTAAATGTAGTGGCTTCACCATATACTATATCAGTTTGTTTTGAAAGAGATACACCAGTAACTACATCAGTTAAATTAAGTTGTGTATCTCCAATTTTTTCCCAAAACTTACTACCCGCTGTTCCAACTGGTACATATTCATCATATACATCAAGTGTATCACCACTTGGAGTTGTACTTGATTTAACTAAATAAAATGCACCAGCTTGTGCGCTACCTTCAACATTTATTTCTGGTGATAGTGTACCAGTATAAGTGGTGCCATTATAAACAACTTTTACTCCTTCTGGAATATTCGCAGGCACGGGTGTAGTTTTACCATCCCAGGCAACAATAAATGAAACACCACCAGAAATCATTTGGCGCGCGGTTGCGTCTTTTATATCATACGTATTACCGGAAGGTAACGTTATTTTACTTATATCTGCCATTTGTTCTCTCCCTCACTAATTTCTATTGAAAATTAATAGCTCATCTAAGACTTCACCATGAACTTTATCATAGTCATCATCAATATTAACTTTATTATTCCAAAAAACTTTTTCTTGAAGCGTTACGTGGACATCATAATCATGTATATGTTGCATTACGATATCACGTATATCATCACTAATAAAAGCTAAATCTTGAACATATGCGTTTCCCGTACCAACTTTAACATTTGGAATGTTAACGGTTTTTGTTACAGTCTCACCATATTCTTCTACTTCATAAGTCTTTGTTTCATAATCATCATAAACTATTAATTCTCCTGGCATCGGAATAAAACCAGTTGCATTATTCCAATGTTCAGTCGTATCATGTTTAATTTGTATTCTTGTATTAACCGTCGCACTCATACCTACCTCCTATATATTTGTGGTACTAGTGCCACAATCAAGTATCAAATCATCTAATCTTATAACCCTATCATCAAGAATAATTCCATTACCGGCTGTATACATCCCATGCTCAATCAACTCCATTATCTCCTCATATTCCGATTGGAGTAAATAAGGAATCTCTGACCAATGACGATGTCCATCACCAATTTTTAATTTATAAACGTCCGTACTCAGCGCCGGCTCGCCTACGCGCAGAATAGGGTCAACCTCTATCCATTCTTTCTCTGTGGCTCGGCGCAATTGAATTACTGCTTTTACGTGTTTATGTTTAGTAGCCATAACCTTCAACGCCTCCGCCATCATAGTAAATTACTTCATCATAGTATACTTCATCTTTTGGTGTTCCAGTGCTAAAATCTCCTTTCACATCTACAACCGAATCACTTTTGGTAAGTTTCGTTTTTATTGGGGTTGAGTTTTGAGAAAGGAATTTCACTTTAAAAAGTCTATCTTCTCTACTCATTGCCAATCACCCCATCTTTTAAAACTCCAAAAATACGTTCACGAATAGGTTCAGAAGCATAAGCTTCACCATCAGTTGTAAGTACACGTATTTGTATTACTGCAATATTTTTTTCAGCAGCGGGATAGAAGTGAAAATTAAGAGTATCTTCTTGAGTTAAATGAACTGTGATTAGTGAAGAGGTTAAGTCTTGCGCCACTTCGTCTTCACTTTGTTGTTCATTCATAGAAGCGTTTTCAAGTTCATCTGTATATGGTTCGATTTTTATCTCTTTGGATTCAGAAGTATATTCTTTGTCAAGAATTACTGTGTTGTTCTGAAGATATGTTATATAGAGAACTTGTATTTGCTCTGGTTCCAATGGTAAGATAAAACTATGATATGGTGTAGTACCTCGTATAATCATTTTATTCACCTTCCTTTTGAAACTTATTTCTCTTATTAAGTAGAGGAATGGGTGGGATGCTCTATTAAAAAGACCTATTCATAAGAATAGGTCTTAAGTTCAAGCTGTTCTATGCCAACGATATTTTGTTGTAGGTGCGGAATATGTCTTCCAGAGGCCTTTTGCCTCAAACGATATACCAAGTGGAGCGTTAGGATATGATGCATTCGTATTAGTTATAAAATAATCTATTTTCGAACTGCTAACGGCATATGGCGAGATATGAATAAGTCCAGCTCCAGCCCTACCCTGTCTTGATGCTGAAACTGTTGGCTCAGCACTAAATAATCCTGTTGGGAAACTTACTCCGTCTGTGCCATAGTACGCTCCACCATAATTGAGGGTTACAGATATTGTGACGTCTCGTCTGCCCCAGCACTCGGCAATTCCACTTTTCCACTTGCGGTATGTCCATATACCGTTTGTGCCCTGCTCGACAATTTCGTCGTCTTTTATCTGTTCTGAGGTCCACGTTCCGCCTAATGATGTGTTTGGGTCAAAGGAGGAATCAGAGGTATCATAGTAGGAACCAACTGGATAGAAAATATTAATAAGGTTACTAGTTAAAATATTTGCTATGGTACCGTTTTTTATTGATGTGCCATTAAGCTGTACATCAGATATTGCTCCTACATCAGAGGCAGCTAAAGCCGTACCACCTATTTTGTATTTGGCACCAGATGCTATATCTATACCTTGATTAAAAGTTGCTGGCATATTACACTCAAAACCTTCCTGTGTTGCTGGCTGACCAAAAGCAATACCATGACCACCTGCAAAAAAATCAATAGTATAGAAGGCTCTATCTAAATTATAAGCCTTTGCTATTCCACTACTATGAGAGTCAACTGGAGTAACAGTAATAGAATAAGAGTACTCAGTATCAAACATATCATCAATATATCCATATAAAATTTTTGATGATGTAAAATTAGTAGTATCAGACCAATTTACTAAAGTAGATAAATCAGAGTCAAGATACCAAGTAGTTTTATATCTAGTCTCATTTATAGAAACAATTGGCTCTTGTAAATTAACAATAGTATCTAACCAATTAAAATTTGCTATAATTAAAACCGAAGTTCCTTCATCTTCTTCTAGCCCCACTGTATTGGTTGCTTCATAATAATTAGAAATACTACTAGTACTAGGAGAAGATACTTTAGTATATTGGTGACTAGATGTTGTTCCGTTACCAGTTCGAGTATAATAATTTTTTCCTAATACTATTTCAGTATCTTCTGTCTTTTTGTAAAAACCACTAATTCTATTAATATCTTGTATTAATATATCAGCTGATTGATATGAACGAACTGTAATAGAATCAAATGTTTTTGTCGTTTTTTGGTTTCTTGAGTCAGTGACTGTAACTGTTGGAACAAAAGTTCCTACCGTATTTAACGGTAATGATAAGCTAAGTGTATTAGATGGTTGATTAGTTTCTGTATAAGTACGTGTAATTACATGGGGACCTATTTCAAATTTAATTTCGGTAATATAACCGCCATACTGAGCCGCACTTGTAAGATTATTAAGAGTAATACTTGCAGTACTATTTAATTCATAAGGTGTTGTAGGAGTATAACTAATATTAGTAGAAGTAAAAATTGGAGGAGCATCTAAAGTTAAATGCGCATATGCTAATGTAGATACATTATAATTATCTATATCTAGCCAACAGCCAGAATCTGGAGTATATTGTGCAGAAGGGTCCTTAGGGTACCAACCATTACCCTTACAAGAAACATAATGACTTGAAACAGCATAAGAACCATAATATTTATTACTTACGTAAATTAATGGCACATCAACTACAGAGGTTGTTTTATTAGTACTATTAAAATAAGCGCTAGTATTTAAAGAAATTGTTTTATCCCAAGTACACGACCGAACAACAGTAGGATTTGACGTACCGGTATTAACTTGAAATAAATGATTGACATCTTCAACGTCAGTTGTATAAATAGTAGTTGAATAAAAACGATAATCTTCTTCAGTATTACCTACAACTATTGTATCATCGTGACCTTTTAAATTAGTTCTAACATACATTGAAAAAGAAGGGTATTTCACTTCAAAAGAATTTCCTGTAATATTAACATTAACAACTCCTTGATTACAATACCATTTTATATATCCTGTTGTGTAATTAGATTGACTTCCTACTAAAACTGTAGCCATAACTATGTCTCCTCTTTAACCTATCCATTTTAAATTTAAATTATTTAATCCGTTTGCGTTTTTATGAACTTTCCAAGACCATAGGCCGCCCTCATTATTCAAATCTACTAGCTTACCAACATCCATTTGTTGTAATACTACCGATTTGCTAATATACAACTGGTTATTCGTAATATATGCAACCTTGTCTTCACCTTGAAAAAACCCCAACTCACTACCAGTCATCACAATATGAAATCCATTAGTATTACCTACACAAACATTACTTCCATAATTAGCAATAGGTATATTATTTTCCAAAATCTGTAAACCTTCTCCATCTAATTGAATACTATAATTTGTAGGATTATCTGAATCTAGTTCCGTGTTTTCTGGATGTATTATAATCCCGCGCTCATCAATCATTGTTATATATTTATTTGGTTCACCTGCAATTTGTAAACTTTTAAGGTCAATAGACCCACTTGCTAAAGTTCCCATTTCCTGCCTCCTTTACTTAGAAATTACGCATATATAATTATGATTTAATCCCATTGCAGTAGTATTAGTAATATTTAAAATATTGCTATTTGAACCTACTATGTTAGAATTTTCAATATCATCTTTATACCATGTATAGATTAAACTCACATCAGTTGGTATTGTCGTGCTACCTTGAAAATATGGAATAGCAACCAATGTTGCTGTATTTGCAATATAATCAACTGCAGATACTTTAATTTCAACTGAATAAGAAGCATCAGTTGCTGCCCCATAAGCGTCAAAGGCCCCATCTGCTTCGGTTTTTGTATATACATTACTTCCTGCTTGTACAGTAATTGCACCACTTATGGTTGCATTATTTGCATATAAATTTCCTTCTGAGTCAACCCCGAACTTTGAACCTATAACCGCGCGCCAGTTAGTTTTATCAGCATCCAAAGAAGTTATTGTACTCCCTAAATTATCAGAAGAAATATAAACCCCGTTATTGGCGCCAGGGGTATTAACTATAATTCCGCCCTTAGCCAATTTTAAACCAGTAGAATTTAAAGTTGCATCTGCTATAGAAGTTGAAGAACCATAAAATTTCAATGCATTACTACTTAACTCCATAGCTAATGCGCCTTGGGTAGTAGTGCTTCCACTTACAGTCGGCGGTTTATAAAATTTTAAAGCAGTATTTCCAGACGTTTGATTTGCTGCCAGCTGTGCCATTACTGCTTCGTTATATCGTAATTGTATTCCATCAGCACCTATATTAACATTATGATGCCATTGACTGGGCGTGCTAGAAACATCAGTAGTTCCATTTTTAACTTGTTCTACAACTCTCGCACCAGCTTTAGTTAAAGAACTAAGCGCAGTACCATGCCATAAGAAATGACCACCAAGTAAAGTATCAACTTGAGTAGCCAATTGCTGTGCCGCGGCTGCTTGACTCATCGCGCCCTGTGCATCTTCATTTGCGTGTTGTGCAACAGAATTGGCAATTGCGGCATCAGCCACGGCTTTTGTTAAAGCTTCATCCTTATAAAATAAATATTCAGTCTTTGCTGGGTTTGTATATGTATTAGTAATTCTTCCCCAATAAGCTGGTTTAGATGAATCATAATCTGGTGTATTAGTAGTCCAAGTATATGATGTATGATTGCTTAAATTAATAGTCACATTACTTGCGGCTATAGTATACTCTGTTTTTGTGGCAGTTAAGCTTTGACCGGCCGCACCAGTCGCGCCGGCCGCGCCAGTAAGACAAACTGGTGTTCCATAGGTCAAATTGGTACTACCAGATTTCTTGACAACAGAACGTTGCCATATATATTGACCGTTAACCCAAGGTGGAGTATTCTCGCTCCAAGCTACAGTTATATTAGGAACAACCGGAGGGTTAACAGAAGTATTCAATTGGTTACTTGTTGAACGACAATATTCAACGTATATACGCTCTATATCCGTCGTATCCGTAATTGTAATTGTTCCATAAGAAACTTGACTCATAAGTTTCCTCCATATATATACGTTCTATGTATACGGCGCGCCGGTGTGTTTCTCCGAAAATAGGTTGAACCC